CTGGCGTTCCAGGCGGCCAACAGCCTGGTCGACGGCGTCGAGGCGATGCTGAACGGCGTGGTCTCGCGCATCAACGGTTTCATCGGCGGCATCAACCAGGGGCTCGAAGCCCTCGGTTCGGAGCGGCGCATCTCGCTGGTGCCCGACCTCGACCTCGGTGAGATCGAGAACCGTTTCGAAGGGGCGGCGACGGCCGCAACGACTGCCGCGCAGACGGCGTTCGACCGCGCCTTCGAGGACAACCCGCTCACCGCGCCCGATCTCGGATTCACGGAGGCGTCAAACCGGGCGCTCGAATCCGCGAACCTCTATCGCGGCACCGCGCGTGATCTGGCCGAAGGGGCCCGCGCGCCGCTGGAAAGCTGGCAGGCGCTGCGCGATGCGGTGCGCGGCACCGACGAGGCGAGCGCGGATGCGCTGACCGAGGCCACCGGTGCAGCCGAGCGGCTGGAGACGGCGCTCGGCGATGCCGGGCGCGCTGCAACAGATGCAGGCGCGGCGACCGGAGCTGCTGCCGCTTCAGCGGAGCCCGCGACCGAGGCAGCCGTCACAGGCTGGCAGGCGGTCACGGCGGCGCTGTCGGATTACGCCAGCAAGGCGCGCGAGATCGGCGGCGATATCGGCCAGAGCCTCGTCGGCGCCTTCCAGTCGGCCGAGAACGCGGTGGGGCAGTTCGTGAGGACCGGCAAGCTGAACTTCCGCGACCTCGTCACCTCGCTGCTGGCCGATCTCGCCCAGCTCGCGGCGCGCCGGTTCATCCTCGGGCCGATCGCGAACGCGCTCTCCGGCGTGTTCTCCGGCGCGGGCGGCATATTCGCCAACGTCCTGCATGCGGGCGGGATGGTGGGGTCCGCGGGGCCCTCGCGCATGGTCCCGGCCATGGCCTTCGCCGCCGCGCCCCGGATGCATGGCGGCGGCATGGCTGGACTTCGCCACGATGAGGTGCCCGCGATCCTGCAGCGCGGCGAGCGCGTGCTGTCACGTCGTGAGGCGCAAGGCTACGGCGCAGGCGGCGGGGTCAACGTCACGATCATGGCTCGCGATGCCGAGAGCTTCCGGCAATCGAGGACGCAAGTGGCCGCCGACATCGCCCGCGCGGTCTCACTCGGGCGCAGGGGCATGTGAGCCATGGCCTTCCACGAGGTGCGCTTCCCCGACACGATCAGCCGCGGCGCGCGGGGCGGGCCGGAGCGGCGCACGCAAGTGGTCGAGCTGGCCTCGGGCGACGAGGAGCGTAACGCCAGCTGGGCCAACTCGCGCCGCCGCTACGACGTGGCCTACGGCATCCGCCGTGCCGACGATCTGGCCGCCGTCGTTGCCTTCTTCGAGGCGCGCAATGGTCGGCTCCACGGCTTCCGCTTCAAGGATTGGGGCGATTACAAATCCAGCCTGCCCTCGCAGCCGGTCGCCCCGACCGATCAACCCATCGGCACCGGCGACGGGGCGGTCACCACCTTCGCGCTGCTCAAGCACTACACCTCCGGCGCGCAGAGCTGGACCCGCGCCATTGCCAAGCCCGTGCCAGGCAGCATCCGCCTGGCCCTGAACGGGGTCGAGCAGATGACAGGCTGGACGGTCGACACGACCACGGGCGTCGTGAGTTTCGACGCCGCCCCGCCAGCGGGCACCTCTGTCACCGCAGGCTTTGCCTTCGACGTGCCGGTCCGGTTCGACACCGACGCGCTCGACGTCACCCTCGATCTGGAACGGCTCGGTTCGATCACCTCCATCCCGATGCTGGAGATCCGCAGATGAACGACGAGACCGGCTTTCTGGCCGCCGTGCTGCGCGAGCTTTCCGCCTCGACGGCCGTGATCCTGGCCGCGTGGGGCGCGCTCGGCGGGACCACCAATGCGCTGACCACGCGGATGCGCCTGCGCGACGCCCTGCGCCACATCCTCTTGGGCGGGCTGATCGCCGCCGGGATGGGGAGTCTCTCCATGGCCGTCATCACCAGCTGGCTCGGCTTGCGCCCCGAGGCGATCCCGGCGGGCGGAGCCGCGGGGTCCGCCGCCTATCTCGTCGGCGTCTTCGGTCCTGCCGTGATCGAGCTGGTGCTGGCGCGGCTGCGCCCCGCGAAGGGAGGCGACGGCGATGAATGAGCTTCTCCGCCTCGCGCGCGCTCTGCGCTGCGATCCCGCCAATTCCTGGCAGGCTTTCGCCCACCGACTGCGCGTCGGCCTGATGGTCGCCGCGCTGATCCTGATCCTCTCGCTTCTGGAGTAATCCCATGCAGATGACAGAGCGGGGTCTCATGGCCCTGGCCCGGCACGAGGGGCTTGTGCCCGCGCCTTATCGCGATTCCACCGGCACCTGGACTTTTGGCATCGGCCACACGGCGGCGGCCGGGCCGCCCGATCCGGTGGAGATGCCGCGCGGCATGCCCGCCGATCCGGACGATGGCATCCGCGCAGCGTTCCGGGTGTTTCGCAGCGATCTGGCTGCTTACGAGGCCGCCGTCCTGCGCGCCGTGACCGTGCCTCTCAAACCGCACGAGGTCGATGCGCTGGTCTCTTTCCACTACAACACCGGCGGCATCGCCCGCGCGGCTCTGACCCGGCACCTGAACGCCGGCGACCGCGAGGCTGCAGCTCAGGCATTTATGAACTGGCGGCGGCCGGCCGAGATCATCCCCCGGCGCGAGGCAGAGCGGGATCTCTTCCGCCATGGCCGCTATCCCGGCGGTACGATCCCGGTCTGGTCCGTGGACCGCGCGGGCCGCGTGGACTTCTCGCGGCCGATCCGGCGGCTGGCAGAGAGCGAAGCTCTGGCGCTCCTGCAACCCGCCAAGCCCGATGCCCCAGTCACCCCCACGCCGACCGGCTGGCTCGCCTGGCTGGCCGTCTTCTTCGCCACCCTGATCCGGAGGGCCTGATCCCCATGCGCTACGTTCGTCCCAACTCCTTGACCTGGTGGGCAGGGCTTCTCGCTCTGCTGACCGGCATCGCGTCCATCGCGCTGCCCGCCACCGGGCCGCTGGGGGAACTGTCCCGGCTCGTCGCGCTGCTCGCCGGCTCTGGCGATGCCTCGCCTGCGGGGCTGATGTTCCTCGGTCTCGGCCTGATCGGTCTGCGCGACCGGATCGAGCGCGGGTTCCGCGGCGATGCTTGAGTTCCTCGCAGGCTTGGTCATGGGCGGCTGCCTCGGCGTCTTCGTCGCCGCCCTCTGCGTCGCCGCCGCACGCGGGGAGCGCGACGATGGCTGAGTTCCTGATCTGGCTGATCGCGGCTCTGGGCGCGGTCGGGGGCGTCGTCCTCGGACGGGTCTGGGGACGCGCGGAAGGAAAGCACACAGGCAAACGGGAGGCGGAACGCGATGCGATGGAAGACAGGAACGAGCGCGTCGAACGCGGGCGCGACGCGGTTCGCGATGGCCGCGGCGCTGGCGATCCTGCTGACCGGCTGCGCCGCAACGATGGGGACTGGTGACGCGGGCTGCGCCTCCTATGCCGAGGCGAGGCTCGCCCGGCCGGCTGCCGAGACCGTCGCGGAGGTTCCGCCGGACTGGGCGGACTGGATCGCCGATCTCGACGACCGCATGACGGGAACCTGCCGATGAAATCCCTCTCGACCGCCCTGCAGGCCCATCTCGACGAGGGGACGACTACTCTCGCCTGGTGCTGGCGGATCGCCCGCGCCGACGGCGTGAGCTTCGGCTTCACCGATCACGACCGGACGCTCAGATTCGATGGCACCGACTTCGAGCCCGAGAGCGGGCTCACCGCGTCAGAGGTCCGTTCCGGCTCGGACCTCTCGGTCGATGCGCAGGACGCGGAAGGCGTGCTGACCTCCGACCGGATCACCGAGACCGACATCCGCGACGGCCGCTGGGACAACGCCGAGGTCGAGGTCTGGCGGGTGAACTGGGCCGACACTGGCCAGCGCGTGCTGATGCGGCGCGGCGCCATCGGCCAGATCCGGCGCGGGCGGCTGGCCTTCGTCGCCGAAGTTCGCTCGCTCGCCCACGTCCTCGGCCAGACCGTGGGGCGGACCTTCCAGGCGACCTGCGACGCCGCGCTCGGCGATGGGCGCTGCGGCGTCGATCTCGAGGACCCGGCCTACAAGGGCACGGGCGCCGTCATCGATCTCTTGCGCGACCGGGCCTTCACCGCTTCGGGCCTAGGCGGGTTCGAGGCCGGCTGGTTCACCTTCGGGACCATCGAATGGACCAGCGGCTCCAACGCGGGGCGTCAGGCCGAGGTGCTGGGCCATGACGTGACGGACGGCGTCGCCATCCTGACCCTGCTCGAAGCGCCGGTGCGCGCGATCGCCGAGAGCGACGCCTTCACCATCCGCGCCGGTTGCGACAAGCGCATGGAGACCTGCGGGGCGAAGTTCGCGAACACAGCCAACTTCCGCGGCTTCCCGCACATCCCCGGGCAAGACACGATCCTGCGCTACGCGACGAAGGATGGCGGCCATGACGGGGGCGTGCTGTGATGCAACCTCTCGCATCAGCCGACCCCGCGCGTGTCGTCGCCGTCGCAAGCTCCTGGCTCGGCACGCCCTACCACGACCAGGCCAGCCTGCGCGGCGTTGGCTGCGACTGCCTCGGATTGGCCCGGGGCGTCTGGCGCGAAGTCGTGGGCCCCGAGCCGTTCCCGATCCCGCCCTACAGCCGGGACTGGGGCGAAACCGGCCCGCGCGAGGTCCTCGCCGAGGGCGCGCGGCGCATTATGCCCGAGATCTCTCCGGCCGATGCCGGTCCCGGCGCGCTGGTCCTCTTCCGCATGAGGCCCCGCGCCATCGCCAAGCATGTCGGGATTCTGACCGGCCCCGACAGCTTCCTCCATGCCTACGAGCGGCTCGGCGTGATCGAGGAACCGCTCACCTCATCCTGGCGGCGGCGCATCGCCTTCGCCTTCCTGTTCCCGCAACGCTGAGACCCCGACATGGCCACCCTCGTTCTCGGCGCAGCCGGTGCCGCCATTGGCGGCAGCATCGGCGGCGCGATCCTCGGCGTCAGCGCCGCGACCATCGGCGGCTTCATCGGCTCCACCATCGGCTCGGTCGTCGACAGCTGGATCATCTCGTCGCTGGCGCCCACCCAGCGCATCGAGGGAGCGCGGCTCGACACGCTGCGCATCACCTCGGCCACCGAGGGTGCGGTCATCCCGCGGCTCTACGGCCGGATGCGCATGGGCGGCAACATCATCTGGGCGACGGATTTCCGCGAGGAGACGAAGACCACCACCCAAGGCGGCGGCAAGGGCGGCGGCGGCGGCAAGGTCAAGACGACCGAGTATCTGTACTATGCGAGCTTTGCGGTCGCATTGTGCGAGGGCCCGATCACCGGCATCGGCCGCATCTGGGCGGACGGCAAGCCGATGGACCTCTCCGGCGTCACCTGGCGCTGGTATCCGGGTGACGAGACGCAGACGGCGGACCCGTTCATTGCCGCGAAGATGGGCGCGGCGAACACGCCCGCCTATCGCGGCACCGCCTATGTCGTCTTCGAGGAACTGGCGCTCTCGACCTATGGCAACCGCCTGCCGCAGCTCTCCTTCGAGGTGTTCCGCCCGCTCGCGGATCCCGACACGGCCGAGGGGCTGACCCGCGCCGTCACCATGATCCCGGCCTCGGGCGAGTTCACCTACGCGACACAGGCCATCCGCAAGACCGATGGCGGCGCGACGGTGCCAGAGAACCTGAACGCGCTGGCCGACTCCACCGACATGGTGGAAGCGCTCGACCGGCTGCAGGCGATGGCCCCGGCGGTCGAGAGCGTCAGCCTCGTCGTCGCGTGGTTCGGCGACGACCTGCGCGCGGGATCGTGCAAGGTGCGGCCGGGCGTCGAGGTGTCGGCCAAGTCGACCACCCCCGCCAGCTGGTCGGTGAACGGCGTCAGCCGCGCCAACGCCTTCCTCGTCAGCCGCGACGATCAGGACCGCCCGGTCTATGGCGGCACGCCGTCCGACTTCGCCGTGGTGCAGGCGATCCAGGAGATGAAGGCGCGCGGGCTGCGCGTCACCTTCTATCCGTTCATCCTGATGGATGTCCCGCCCGGCAACACGCTGCCGAACCCCTACAGCGACAACGCCGCGGAGACGGGCCAGCCTGTATTCCCCTGGCGGGGCCGGATCACCTGTTCGCCTGCCGCTGGCTTCGCCGGAACCGTGGACAAGACCGCCACGGCCGCAAGCCAAGTGGCGGCGCTGTTTGGCGCGGCCACGCCCGCCAGCTTCAGCGTCTCGGGTGAGTCGGTCTCCTGGACCGGGCCATCGGGCGACTGGGGTCTTCGGCGCATGGTGCTGCACTACGCCCATCTCTGCGCGGCGGCGGGCGGGGTCGATGCATTCCTCATCGGGACCGAGATGCCGGGGCTGACCACCATCCGCTCGGGCGCGTCCACCTATCCGGCCGTGCAGGCCTATCGGGATCTGCTCGCGGATGTGCGCTCGATCCTCGGGTCCGGGACGAAGCTCGGCTACGCCGCCGACTGGTCGGAGTACTTCGGGCACCATCCGCAGGACGGCAGCAGCGACGTGTTCTTCCATCTCGATCCGCTCTGGGCCGATCCGGAGATCGATTTCATCGGCATCGACAACTACATGCCGCTCTCCGACTGGCGGGATGGCTTCGAGCACGCCGATGCGGGCGAAGGCTGGCCCGCGATCCATGACCGGGCCTACCTGCAGGCGAACATCGCCGGCGGCGAAGGCTTCGACTGGTTCTACGCCGGCGCGGCGGATCGCTCGGCGCAGGTGCGCACCCCGATCACCGACGGTGCCGCCAGCAAGCCATGGGTGTTCCGCACCAAGGATCTGCGTGCCTGGTGGTCGAACCCGCACTACAACCGCCCGGGCGGGATCGAGAGCGGGACGCCGACGGCATGGGTGCCGCAGTCGAAGCCGATCTGGTTCACCGAGCTCGGCTGCCCGGCCATCGACCGGGGCACCAACCAGCCGAACGTCTTCTTCGACCCGAAGTCGTCCGAGAGCTTCACGCCGCATTTCTCGCGAGGCTGGCGCGACGACGCCATCCAGCGGGCCTATCTCGAGGCGACGTATCTCTGGTGGGGCGAGGCCGCGAACAACCCGCTGTCCTCGGTCTACGGCGGGCGGATGGTGCATGTGCCCGAATGCGCCGCCTGGACCTGGGACGCGCGGCCGTACCCGTTCTTCCCGGCGCTGACCGACGTCTGGACGGACGGCGCGAACTGGCGGCTCGGCCACTGGCTGACCGGTCGTCTGGGAGCCGTGTCGCTGGCCGCACTCGTCCGCCACCTCTGCCTGCGCGCCGGGCTGCCCGAGGCGAGGGTCGACGTCACCGGCCTCTGGGGCGCGGTGGAGGGCTACGCCATCACGGCGCTTGAAAGCCCGCGCGCCTCGATCACCACGCTGTCGCGACATTTCGGGTTCGACGCCGTGGAGACCGAGGGCGTGATCCGCTTCATCATGCGCGGGCGGGCCTCCGTCGCCACCCTCGCGCTTGACGATCTGGTCGCCGCCCGCGAAGGCGACGTGCTTGAACTGACCCGCGGTCAGGAGACCGAGCTGCCGCAGGCCCTGAAATGGCAGGTCTCCCGTGCCGACGAAGACTACGACGCGGCCCTCGTCGAGGCGCGGCGGATCACCGTCGACACGACCCGGATCGGCTCGGAGTCCTTTCCCATGGCGGTCCCGCCCGAGGAGGCCGAGCGCCGCTGCCGCCGCGCGTTGATGGAGGCGTGGGTGGGGCGCGAGACGGCGGCGTTCCGTCTGCCGCCCTCGCGGCTCGCGCTCGATCCGGCCGACGCGATCCGCTTCGCGCATGACGGTCGGCTGGTCGATCTGCGGCTCGTTTCCATCGCCGACGCCGAGGCGCGCGGCATCGAGGCGGTCCGCCAGGACAGGGCGACCTACGACCTGCCGCCCGGCGACCCCCGCGCGGCATCGCTGACGCGTGCCGTCGTGTTCGGCGCGCCGGATGCGGTGCTGATGGACCTGCCGCAGCTGTCCGAGGATCAGCCTGCGCACCGGCCGCTGGTCGCCGCGCACGCGGTTCCCTGGCCGGGCGAGATGGCGGTGTTCCGCAGCCCTTCGACCGATGGCTTCGAACTGCTGATGACGTTCGGCAGTCGCGCCCGGCTCGGAGCTCTGGTCTCGGACTTCTACCCGGGCCCCACGTCGCGCTTCGATCTCGGCAATGCGCTGGTGGTCGATCTGTTGACCGGCACGCTGGAAAGCGTCACCGACCTGACGCTGTTCGGCGGCGCGAACGCGCTCGCCATCGAGAGCGCGCCCGGCGTCTGGGAGATCGTGCAGGCGGCCGCGGCCGAGCTGCTGGCGCCCGGCCGGTATCGGCTGACCCGGCTCCTTCGTGGCCAGCGCGGTACGGAAGGCGCCATGGGCAACCCGGCGCCTGCAGGCGCGCGTGTCGTCGTGCTGGACACCGCGCTGGCATCGCTGCCGATCGCCGAGGCCGACCTGGGCATCCCGTGGAACTGGCGCATCGGCCCCGCGAGCCGTCCTGTCAGCGACGAGACCTATGTGGCGCAAGCCTTCACGCCCGCAGGCGTCGGGCTTCGGCCGTTTTCGGTCACCCACGTCGAGCAGCCGTGGCGCAAGGCGCGCAGTCCCGGCGATCTGACCATCCGCTGGACACGCCGGTCCCGGGCACTTGCGGCCGACGGCTGGGGCGGGCTCGAGGTACCGCTGGCTGAGGAACTGGAAGCCTACGAGGTGGAGATCCTCGACGGCGCCACGGTGAAGCGGGTGCTGAGCACGGCCACCACCAGCGCTGTCTACACCGCCGCCGCCCAGACCGCTGACTGGGGCGCGCTGCTCGGTCCCGGCGACACGCTCTTCATCCGCATCTTCCAGCTCTCCGCCCTCGTGGGGCGGGGCGCACCCAAGACCGTCACGCTGACACTCTGAAGGCCATACCATGTCCGATGCCACGGCCCATCTGCTGCTGCCCTACATCCTGGCGGCGCAGGCCCAGAAGCACGTCACCCACAACGAGGCGCTGCGGATCCTCGACGGGCTCGTCCAGCTCTCCGTCCTCGACCGGGATCTGACGGCGCCGCCCGGTTCTCCCGCCGATGGCGACCGCTTCATCGTCGGCTCGGGTGCGACGGGCGACTGGGCGGGCTGGGACCTGAACGTCGCGCTCTGGACCGACGGCACCTGGCTGCGCCTGCCGCCACGCACCGGATGGCGGGCGTGGGTCGAGAATGAGGGCCTGCTGGTCGTCTTCGATGGCGCGGGCTGGATCGGCACGACGCCTGCGGCGCTGCAGAACCTCACGCTGCTAGGCCTCGGCACCACGGCCGACGCGTCGAACCCGTTCTCGGCCAAGCTCAACGCGGCGCTCTGGACCGCAAAGACCGTGACCGAGGGCGGCACCGGCGATCTGTTCTACACCATGAACAAGGAGGCTGCGGGCGACGATCTCGGACTGACCCTGCAGACCGGCTTCGTGACGAAGGCGCTTGTGGGGCTCTTCGGCTCGGACCGCTTCCGTCTCGCGGTCTCCGCCGACGGCAGCACCTTCTTAGACGGGCTGAGCGTCGACAACGCCACCGGCATCGTGGACCAGCCCCGGCTGCCCCGGTTCAAGGCTTACACGAACTACGACAACTACGTCGGCGTCGGGACCTGGACGAAGATCGGCCTCAACAACACCGACTACAACGACCAAGGCGCGTTCGACGCCGCGAACAACCACTTCGTGGCGCCCGTGGATGGAACTTACCTCTTCGGCGCCACGCTGCTCTACAAGGTCAATTCCAGTACGAACGCGCGCATGCGCGGCCGGCTCGTTCTGAACGGCACAACCGAAATCCGCGGCTCCTTCGGGGAGATCTCCGCCACCCACGTCTCGCTCGCCACCGCGATCTGGCTGCAGGCCATGGTCCCGCTGACGGCAGGCGACACGGTCGAGCTGCAGGGCAGCTTCCGCGCGGCAGACGGCTACTTCGCCGCCGATCAGACGTCCTTCTGGGGCTGCAAGGTCGGTTGACCGGCGGAAGGAGGAACCGATGACACCACCCCGATCCGAAGGCTTCGTGCGCATCCCCGACGCCGAGTTCGAGGCGATCCTGACGCGGGCGGCCGAGGAAGGCGCGAAGCGCGCGCTCGCCGATGTCGGCCTCGACGGTGACGAGGCCGCGCTCGACATTCGCGATCTTCGCTCGCTCGTCGACTGCATCCGGCTGGTGCGCCGCACCGCCATGCAGACCGCCGTCCGCATGATCACCACTGGCGTCATGCTGGCGCTGCTCGCGGGCATAGCCATCAAGCTGAAGATCTTCGGCGGCGGCCCGTAGCCGCGCCCCATCCCCATTCATCAGCCCGCAATGACCCGCCCTTCGAGGCGGGTTCTTTCGTTTCGGAGGACCCCATGACCACGACATACCATCGCCATTGGCGCGAAGTTCCGGAGAGCGCATGGCGCTGGCCGAACTTCAGCCCGGCCGAGATCGCCTGCCGGGGCACCGGCAAGCTGCTGATCAACGAACCCGCGCTCGACAAGCTGCAGGCCCTCCGCGACCGGCTGGGCAAGCCGCTGATCGTCCGCTCTGCCTATCGCAGCCCAGAGCACAACCGCGCCGTGGGCGGCGCGACCCGCTCCAAGCACCTTGACGGCGCCGCCTTCGACATCGCCATGGCTAACCACGACCCGGTGGCCTTCGAGGCGGCGGCGCGGGAGCTCGGATTCCTCGGCTTCGGCTTCTACCCGCGTTCGGGGTTCATCCATGTCGACCTCGGTCCTGCGCGTCAGTGGGGTGAGCGGTTCCCGGTCCGTGCGACGGCATTTGCCGCCGAGATGCCGCCCGCCCGCGAAGTGCTGGCCGAAAGCCGCACCATGAAGGGCGGCGGCGCGGCTGGCGTGGCGACGCTGGGTGTCGCGGGAGTCGAGGTGGCGCAGAGCGTCCTCGCCGAGACCCAGACCGCCATCCTGCCGCTGGTGCCTTATCTCGATACCCTGCGCTGGGTGTTCATCGCGGTGGCACTCGGTGGCATCGCGGTCACCATCTATGCCCGCCTCGACGACTGGCGCCGGGGGGGGCGGTGATCGCCGCGCTTCTGACCGGGTTCGCCGCCAGCTCGTGGACGCAGGCGGCGCTGCGCCACGGTGCCATCGTCCTCGCCGTGCTCCTGTTCCTGCTTTCGCTTCGGCGCTCCGGGGAGCGAGCGGGACGCCTCGCTGAACGCCTTGAAACCACGGAGAAGGTCAATGACGTCCAACGTCGGATGCTGGAAGCGGCGGCTCGCCGTCCTCGCGATCGCAACGAGCTTGCTCAGCGGCTGCGCGACGGTTCGTTCTGAGAACGGGAGGCTGGCGACGTGCCCGCCCGTGGTCGATTATGGCAGGGAGTTCCAGGCTCGGGCGGCCGAGGAGCTGGCCCTGCTGCCACAGGGATCTGCGCTCGCTGAGATGTTGAGCGATTACGCTGTCATGCGCAACCAGGCGCGGGCCTGTTGATTGCCACTGAGAATTGACCCGGCAACCGCGAAAATTGTCACTGAGAATTGACCCATGTGCAACCCTGCCTCGGCTTGAACCAGCTGGAGGCATACGGAGTGATCGACATGGGATTTTTGAAGGTTATCAGGAAGTGGGCGCTGCGGGACAAGATGCCCATTCGCGAGATCGCGCGGCGCACGGGCATTTCGCGTAACACAATCAAGAAGTATTTGCGGGAGGGGATTGTTGAGCCTGCGTTCCAGACGCCGGACCGGCCGAGTAAGCTGGATCCGTATGCCAAGCAGCTGACAGCTTGGCTTGTTTCGGATCAACGCAAATCACGCAAAGAACGCCGGACGGCGAAGCTGATGCATGCCGATCTGGTGAAGCTGGGATATGACGGCTCCTACGAGCGCGTTGCGGCCTTCGTTCGGGAATGGAAAGGCGAACGGCAGCGGGCGCATCACACGACGGATCGTGGAACTTTCGTGCCGCTGGTGTGTAGAGCGTCAACCTCCGTGGCCGTTGCCGACAACCAAGTTGGCCGGTTCTGACCGCTGCGATCGGATTGGTTAGGTGGTTGTGTCCTCCATGATGTTGTCTCTGGTATCGGGTTCGAGGTTGTCGCTGGAGGTTGTCGCTCCTGCGTCAAGCTTGGCGGCTTGTCGTCCGGCCGCGGCCCGCCTTCGGTAGCTGTCGCCGTTCATCTCGAGGATGGTGGCGTGGTGAACGAGGCGGTCGATTGCGGCGACGGTGACAGCCTGGTCGGGGAAGATCTTGTCCCAGGCGCTGAAGGGTTGGTTGGCCGCGATGGCGAGGCTTCTGGTCTCGTAGCGCCGTGCGATCAGCTCGAAGAGGACCGAGCTCTCGGCCTGATCTTTTTGGGCATAGGTGATGTCATCGAGGATGATGAGATCGAACTTGTCGAGCTTGGCAAGGGCGGCCTCGAGGGCGAGGTCGCGGCGGGCGGCCTGGAGCTTTTGCACCATGTCGGTCGTGCTGGTGTAGAGGACGCGCCTGCCGGCTTCGACAAGGGCATGCCCGATGGCGCACAGGACGTGGGTTTTGCCCGCGCCCGAGTTGCCGATGGCGATGAGGTTTGCGCCGGTCTCGATCCAATCCCCTGCGGTCAGAGCCTCGATCCGGGCCTTGGTCACCCCGGGCAGGGCCTTGAAGTCGAGGGTGCCAAGGGTTTTGCCTCCGGGCAACTGGGACTGCTGGAGGTGACGATGGATGCGCCTGGCATCCCGCTCGGCCAGCTCCAGTTCGGCCAGGGCCGCGAGGAAGCGGGAGGCCGGCCACCCCTCGGTATCGGCGCGTTCCGCGAGTGCCTGCCAATGGCGCTGGAAGCTCGGCAGACGCAGCGCGGTGAGCATGGTGGGCAACGCGTGGACATCGACGGGGCGAGGTGCGGCGGGGGTGGTCATGCGCGGCCCTCCAGCAGCGCGTCGAAGCTGGCCAGCTCTGTCAGCGCGACGGGCGTGTCCTCCGGGAGAGCCCGCTTCGGCGGCTCCAGCCGTTCCTTCAATCTGTGTGCCTCGGGCAGCTCGCCCTGACGGAGGCTGTCGGCGATCAGGAGGGCCAGTTCGGCCTCGCAGCCTTCGTCATGGGCGAGGCAGAGCAGGTCGACCATCCGTCGGCAGGCGTCGCGGCGGGGCAAGGCGGCGGAGAGCGCGGTCCAGGCCTCGGCGTATTCCGAGCGCGGGAACAGGCCGTCGCGATAGACCGAGCCTGCCAGAGCCTGGGGCTTCCGGCGCAGGGCGTGGATGACATGTCGATAGTTGACGCAATGGACACGCAGGCCGTCCTCACGACCGCGGCGCCGCGGGTGGGTGACGACATGTGTGGCGCCAAGGAAGGCCTCGATCCGGTCATCATAGACATGGACCCGCAGCCTCTGGCCGATCAGTTGCGAGGGCGCGGAGTAGAAGACCTGGTGAACCAGGAAGCCCCCGGTCTTCGTCACGCGCGCAATCACCTCGGTGAAGTCGGTCGTGCGGCGGGCAGGCAACGGCTTGAGCGCCGCCATCTCGATGCGCAGGGCAGCCTCTCGCCGCCGGTTCCGGCGGGCAACGAGCTCATCCACGAAGCGCCGCCAGGATGCGAGATCGGCGAAGTCCCGTGAGCCCCGCAGGATCAGGGCCTGGTCGAGCGCCACCTTGAGGTGGTTGTTGTGCGCCTCGACCGACCCGTTCTCATGCGCCTCGCCACGATTGTTGCGGCTCGCGAGCATGCCGTAATGGGCACAGAAGGCCTCATACCGCCTGGTGACGTCCTCCGCGGCTGCGGCGTCGAGGTTGCGGTATGCCGCCGAGAGGCTGTCGGTGCGATGTTCATGCGGCACCCCGCCGAGCGTCCAGAGGGCATTCTGCAGGTTCTCGGCCAGCGCGGTGAAGCTCTCGCCGCCCAGAACCACGGCGACATGTTCCCAGCTGCTGTAGGCCAGGACAAAATGATACAGGCGGTGTTCGAGAGGCTGCCCGCCGATCGTCACGCCCAAGGCGCTGGCGTCGGTGAAATCGGACAGCGCCATGCGCCCCGGCTCGGGTGTCTGACGGAAGATCACGTCGCGCTCTGGCCCGTGCAAGGCCCGCCAGTCGCGTACCCGGCGCTCAAGCGTCCGGCGGACGCGGTCGTCCGGGAAGGCTTCGGGATGCGTCAACTGGAGGTGCCGCATCAAGGTGACGGCCTGAACGGCGGGGTCGCGCTTGAGGATCGGCAGCAGCACCGGCTCCCAAACCGCCGCGAGCGGGTCGGGCACAGTGCGGCCCCGGGCGGCCTTGCGTTGGGAGGGAAGGCGCGGATCAGCCTCGATGTATAAGTTATGACTTGATCTGACAGGCGGCATCGTGAAGCTGAGGTGAGAGCCGAGGCCGGGCGTGGAGCGGTTGGGGTGGCGTAACGCCCGGCCTCGGCGTTGGAGGACGTCGAGATGACCAAGGACCAGAAGATCATTCGTGCGAAGGTGGGGCTGCTGGAGCTCGCCCGGCAGCTCGGCAATGTAAGCCAGGCCTGCAAGATGATGGGCTATTCACGGGACAGCTTCTATCGCTTCAAGGAGCTCTACGAGACCGGGGGCGAGATGGCGCTGCAGGAACTCAGCCGGCGCAAGCCGCTTCTGGCGAACCGGGTGGCGCCGGAGGTGGAAGCGCTGGTCATCGAGCTGGCGCTGGAGCTGCCGGCCTATGGACAGGTGCGGATCGCCAACGAGCTGCGCAAGCGCGGGCATTCGATCTCGCCGGCGGGCGTGCGCGGCGTCTGGCAGCGCAATGACCTGGAGACGATGAAGAAGCGCCTGAAGGCGCTGGAGGCGAAAGTCGCCCAAGACGGGATCGTGCTGACCGAGAGCCAACTCGCCGCCCTCGAGAAGGCCAAGGCCGACAAGGAAGCCCATGGCGAGTTCGAGAGCGAATGCCCGGGCTACTGCGGCGCGCAGGACACCTTTTACGTTGGCAACATGAAAGGCGTGGGACGGATCTATCAGCAGACTTTCGTCGACACCTACTCGAAGGTGGCCTTCGCCAGGCTCTACGACCGCAAGACGCCGATCACGGCGGCCGATCTCCTGAACGACCGCGTGGTGCCGTTCTTCGATGCCCAGGAGGTAAAGCTGTGCCGGGTGCTGACCGACCGCGGCACGGAGTTCTGCGGCAACCCCGAGCGCCACGAATACGAGCTCTACCTCGCGGTCGAGGATATCGACCATTCCAGGACGAAGGCGAAGAGCCCGCAGACGAACGGCATCGTGGAGCGGTTCCACAAGACCGTGCTCGAGGAGTTCTACCGCGTCGTGTTCCGAAAGAAGATCTATCGGTCCGTGGACGAGCTGCAAGCCGACCTCGACGACTGGATCAGGAGCTACAACGAGCAGCGTGAGCACCAGGGCAGATGGTGCTTCGGCAAGACGCCGATGCAGACATTTCTTGACGCCAAGCCGCTCGCAAAGGAGAAAATGATCGCAGCCTGATCGGCATCCGACAGGCGCGACCCGACCGACATCCAGATGTCAACTGTCCGACGAAGTCTAAACTTCTACAGCCTCGATCCTGCGGGCGGTGCGTTCGCTGAACCCCGCGCGGGCGGCAGCGACACGCTGGCTGTGCTGGAGACGGTCGGTCATGTATAATCTCACTTGCTGGTCGGTGACGGGTTTGCCCGGCACGGTCGTATCTCCGTTTGGCTTCAGAGATATCGACCCTACCGGCCCGCAGCGGCCAGCACCCACCCCCAAGAAGAGAGCGAAGCCGGTGGCCCCAGTCTACGGTCGGGCTACGCCCTCCCTCCGCCTGGGGCCACCGGCCATCTTGGTTGACGTTCGCGGCCAACTTGGTTGTCGCTCATCACTGGTGTTCGCACCGGGCGAAGCGTTCCAGTTCGACTGGAGCGAAGATTGGGCCTATGTCGGTGGCGAGCGGATCAAGCTGCAGGTCGCGCATATCAAGCTGTCGCACAGCCGCGCCTTTCTGGTGCGGGCCTATCTGCTGCAAACGCATGAGATGCTGTTCGATGCCCATTGGCATGCCTTCCGCGTCTTCGAAGGCGTGCCCGGTCGCGGTATCTACGACAATATGAAGACCGCCGTCGACAAGGTCGGAATAGGCAAGAAGCGCGATGTGAATGCGCGGTTCACGGCGATGACCAGCCATTATGTCTTCGATCCCGAGTTCTGCAATCCGGCGGCGGGCTGGGAGAAGGGTCAGGTCGAGAAGAATGTGCGCGATGCGCGCCATCGGATGTGGCAGCTGATGCCGGCCTTTCCGGATCTGGATGCGCTTAATGCTTGGCTGGAAGAGCGCTGTAAGCTGCTGTGGGCTGAGACGGCGCATGGCACGTTGCCTGGAAGCATCGCCGATGTTTGGGAAGCCGAGAAGCCTGCACTGATGCCACTCCCCACAATGTTCGATGGCTTTGTCGAGGAAAGAAAGCGCGTCTCGCCGACCTGCCTGATCAGCTTTGATCGCACCCGTTATTCTGTGCCCGCCAGCTTTGCGAACCGCCCTGTCAGCCTGCGCATTTACCCTGAGCGGCTAGTGGTCGTCGCAGAGGGGCACGTGATTTGCACGCATGAGCGCATCATCGACCGGTCGCACCGCCAACCGGGGCGCGTTGTCTATGACTGGCGCCATTATCTGGCGGTGGTGCAGCGCAAACCTGGGGCGCTGCGCAATGGCGCCCCCTTCGTGGAAATGCCCGAACCCTTCCGCATGTTACAGGCGAAGATGCTGCGCCAGCCTGGCGGGGACCGCGAAATGGTCGATATCCTGTCCTTGGTGCTGCACCATGATGAGCAAGCCGTGCTGTGCGCCGTGGAATTGGCACTGGAGGCGGGCGTGCCGACCAAGACCCATGTGCTGAACCTGCTCCATAGGCTGCTCGATGGCAAACCGACCGACCAGCCAGACGTGAACCCTCCAGCGGCATTGTCGCTCAGCAAGGAACCCGAGGCCAATGTCGCGCGCTATGATGGGCTGCGCACCCAGAAAGGAACCCGTCATGCGTCATGATCCCGCGGGCGCTGCGCTGATCATCATGCTGCGCAGCCTGAAGATGCCGGGCATGGCGCAGGCTGTGCAGGATCTGCATGAACAAGGCTCACCCGCATTTGAAGCTGCCATGCCGATCCTGTCGCAGCTGCTCAAGGCTGAAATGGCCGAGCGTGAGGTGCGCTCGATCGCGTATCACATGAAGGCTGCTCGCTTCCCGGCATACAAGGATTTGTCCGCCTTCGACTTCGCGGCCAGTGAAATGCGTGAAGCTCTGGTCCGCCAACTTCATCGATGCGAGTTCCTTGACGCTGCCGAAAATGTGGTCCTGATCGGCGGCCCGGGTACGGGGAAATCCCATGTTGCAACGGCCCTCGGCATCCAGGCCATCGAGCATCACCGCAAGCGCGTGCGCTTCTTCTCAACGGTCGAACTGGTCAACGCTCTGGAGCAGGAAAAGGCCCAAGGGAAGGCTGGCAAGATCGCAGAGGCGCTGGTGAAAACTGACTTGGTGATCCTGGATGAGCTGGGATACCTGCCGTTCAGCGCCTCTGGCGGGGCCTTGCTCTTCCATCTTCTGAGCAAACTCTACGAGCGCACCAGCGTCATCATCACCACGAACTTGAGCTTCAGTGAATGGGCCACGGTCTTTGGGGACGCCAAAATGACCACCGCGCTGCTCGATCGCCTCACCCACCGCTGCCACATTCTGGAGACCGGAAATGACAGCTATCGATTCAAGGCCAGTTCCGAGACGGCGAAAAAGAAACGAAAGGAGACATCTGCATTGACGCCAACATGACGCGCAGAACATAACAACCGGGTGGGTCAGATCTCGGTGACAATGCCGGGTCAATTCTCAGTGGCAATCAACACTACGCCGCCAGAGCGCGCGACATCGGCGCGGATATCGGCAATGCGCTGGTCGGGGCCTTCACCTCGGCCGAGAACGCCATCGGCGACTTCGTGAAGACGGGCAAGCTGAACTTCCGCGATCTCGTGACCTCGCTCATCGCCGATCTGGCGCGGCTGGCGGCGCGGCGGTTCATCCTCGGCCCCATCGCAGGCGCCCTCGGTGGCATTCTCGGCGGCGCGGGCGGGATGTTCGCGAAGGTGCTGCATGCGGGCGGGATGGTCGGATCCAGTGGACCCACGCGCTCTTTCTCGGCAACCACAGACTGCTCATGCTGGCGCGCAGCGCGCTCGACCGAAAGCTCGAACTGAACAGCTGCAAAGGCCTTCACCACCTCGGGCGGCAGGTCCGGAAACTGGCTGAGATCGAAGAGCTGCGACATGCGCATTTCTACCCGAACCGGGACAGAAAGACCAATAAAACAACGTCAGAAAAAGCTGCCTGAGTCATCCTGCCGCAGCCGGTGCCAGCACCCGTTGCGCCACCACCCGCCGCCAGTCCAGACCTTCGAACAGCACTTCGAATTGCGCCCGGGACAGCCGCATGACACCGTCCTGAACCTTCGGCCAGGCGAAGCTGCCTTGCTCCAGGACCTTGTATGTCAGCACCATTCCACTGCCATCCCACACAAGGATCTTCAGCCTGTCCCCGCGTCTTGAGCGAAAGACCACCGTCACCCCGGAATGCGGATCAACCCTCAGCTCAGTCTGCACGATCAGCGCCAGAGCGTTGTGCCCACAGCGGAAATCCACGGGCTTCGTCGCGATCACGATCGGCAGCTGTTGACCGGCGACAATCACGATGCACCCCGCAGCGCCCGCACTAGCGCCGCCGCGCGCTCCACCGTAACATCACCGGGAATGCGCAAGCGCAGATCGGACCCGACCTCAGTCGTCATCACGCCGATGCCGCCTTGCGCGGCCTCGGCCGTGAAAGATACCGGCTGATCCATGGGCCAGGCAGAATGGACAGCGGCACAAAGGCAGGCTCCGCCGCCTCCGGCCTTGGCGATCCGTTCAACGCATCAATCAGCTCACCCGGCAGGGCCAGCCGACCTTGCCGAGCATGGCGGCGCCAATCTGACAAATGATGGGGCAGAATGTCATGGCGCGCCGCCACATCGGACACCCGCGCGCCCGGCTGAAGGCTTTCGGCGACAATCCGCGCCTTGACCTCCTCAGGCCAACGCCGCTTGCCCCGCCGTCGCGGCTCGACAACATCGCACTGCCCCATAAATCCATCGCCACCGTCCGCCATGCGCAACCTCCATCTGCTAACGCAGACCTTCTCGCAGACACCTCACGCGTCAGGAACAGACCAAATCAATGGGGCGTGGACGCCGCATACGTCTCTCGACGAACCCAGTCGTCTGCCGGAGCGCCATGCCGAACACCACCTTCATCGTCAGGCAGGTCTGAATGGCTGCGTCACTGTAGTCGGACGGTCGGCCCCGTTTGCCAGTCGGCGCAGCCTCCCAGGTCATGGCGGGATCGAACCAGATCGTCAGCGACCCGCGGCGCTTGAGCGCTTCGTTACACGCGGGCCATTTTCGGGTCTTGTAGGCGGGGGGTGTGGGGTCTGCTCATACCCTCCAGCTACCACACTGGATTCACGAGATGAATCCCTCACAGGACTTGTGCAACAGAGCCTCGGGCCGCCGCTCTTTGCTGCAGGCCTGAGTTGATTCCCCGGTCGTGTCTCGGAAGTGGTAGAAATTGGATGGCGGCGTAATCTCCGGGTGAACCAACACCCACCAACCGGCGGCTGCAACCGCCAGGGAGATCACGCCATGAAGCAGATTACCGACAACTCGTCCTTTTCGCTACTGCCTGACGCAGGCGGGTATGATCCGATCGAGGATCGCCTGCGGGCGAATGTCCGTGCCACCATTGAGGCCATGTTCGAAGAGGAACTGGCCGAATTTCTCGGCCGTCTTCGCTATGGTCGCAGTGACGAGGGTGCCAAGGGCTACCGCCACGGGCACCGGGAGCGGCAGCTTACCGGCACATTTGGCACCGAGACGGTGCGGGTGCCACGTGCCCGGATCGAGAACGAGGCCGGAAAGGTCACCGAATGGCGATCGAAGGCACTGCCACGCTACAGGCGGCTGACGAAGAAGGCCGAGGCCCTGATCGCAGCGGTCTACCTGGCTGGCACCAATACCCGGCGCGTCAAGCGGGCGCTGTTCGGGCTGTTCGAAGGAGCAGTGAGCAAGGATGTGGTCAGCCGCGCCTGGCGCAAGGTGAAGGTCGACTGGGACGCCTGGTCCACCCGCGATCTGGCCGGTGAGGAGATCGTTCGGCTCATTCTCGACGGCACCGTCATCAAGACCCGGCTGGACCGCAAGGCCACCAACATTTCGGTGCTGGCGGCGATCGGGGTGCGGCGCGACGGGCAAAAGGTTCTTCTCGCCATCAGGAACATGGGCGGCGAAAGCACGGCTGCCTGGAGCCAATTCCTCACCGATCTGGATGCGCGGGGCCTGAGGCGCCCGGAGTTCGTGATCGTTGACGGCGCCCCCGGCCTTGAGGCCGCGCTTGTGGCGCTCTGGGGCGGGGACCTGCCCATCCAGCGCTGCACGGTTCACAAGCACCGCAACCTGCTCGGCCACGCCCCAAAGCGCCTGCATGACGAGCTGAGCGAAGACTACCGCGACATGATCTACGCCGACAGCGCCGCCGAGATCGAGACGCGCCGCAAGGCCTTCCTCCGCAAGTGGAAGCTCAAGTGCCGGGCCGTGGCCGATAGCCTCGAGGAGGCCGGCGATCGCCTCTTCAGCTTCACCCGCCTCGATCCGTCGCAATGGAAATCCTCACGGACCACCAACGCCATTGAGCGTCTGAACGAGGAGTTCCGCCGCCGCATCAAGACCCAGACCGTGCTGCCCTGCGCCGAGACCGTGCCGATGCTGCTCTGGGCGCTCTTGGCGTCAGGGCAGATCCAGATGCGGAAGGTTGACGGCTGGGAAACTCTTTCTCAGCCGCTCGAGCCGATGTCCCTTGACCTCGCGGCCTGACTGGAGCCATCGTTACATGCCCGGAGCCCGCTGCTCGGCAATTTCCACCACATTCGCGACACAACCATTCCCCGCGTCGCCCTGACGATCAGGTCGACATGGATTCACTCGAAGAGTCAAAGAAACGGTGCGCAGCGGGAACCGACGTAAACCTCCGGCGGGGGCCGTCTGACGGTGCGCTGTGGGGGATGATAAGTCCGACCTTATGGTCGACCTTACGTTCACACCCCAGATCGAGATCCTGTCCGCCGAGGACGCGCCGCGGCGGCGGCACTGGAGCGATGCGGACAAGATCCGGGTGGTCGAGGAAAGCCATCGGGGACATAGGCAGGTCTCCGCGACAGCGCGGCGGCATGGTATCTGCCGTTCGCTGCTGACCGTCTGGCGGCGACAGTATCGGAACGGCGAGCTCGCGAACGCAAGCGGCCCTGCTTTCGTGCGGGTGCAGATGACCTGCGAGATGGACACGTCGCCGCGGCAGCCGGCCCCCGACGTCCAGCTCGAGATCGTTCTGCGGAATGGACGGCGCCTGCTCGTGCCCTCGTCGGTGGCCCCGGACGCATTGGCCCGGCTGCTGCCGATCCTGGAGAGCAAATGATCGCCTTCCCGGCGGGGGTGCGCGTCTGGATCGCAGGCGGGGTGACCGACATGCGGCGCGGGATGAACACGCTGGCGCTGACGGTCCAGCAGGGGTTGGGGCGCGATCCGCATGCCGGAGAGATCTTCTGCTTTCGCGGTCGCAAGGGCGACCTGGTCAAGCTGCTCTGGCACGACGGCGTGGGCATGTCGCTCTACACCAAGCGGCTGGAAGCTGGAAAGTTCATCTGGCCGAGCAGCGGCACCGGCGAGGCCGTGCAGATCTCGGCAGCCCAACTCGGCTATCTTCTGGAAGGGATCGACTGGCGCAATCCGCGCTGGACGCAGCGCCCAACGAAGGCGGGATAGAAACCCGCGAAAGCCCATATTTTGTTGGGTGTTCCATCCGTTCAGGGTATGCTCCGGGCATGTCCGATACCGCCTCCGAGATTACCCGACTGCGCGCCGCTCTGGCGGCCTCGGAGGCCCGCGCCGAGGCCGCAGAGCGCGAGCTGGCGCAGGCCCGGGCGGTGGTCTCTACGTCGGAAGCGATGATCAAGCACCTCAAGCTGGAGATCGCCAGGCTCCGGCGCGACCACTACGGCCATAGCGCCGAGCGCCGCGCCCGCCTGATCGACCAGATGGAGATGCAGCTCGAGGAACTCGAGGCTGCCGCCACCGAGGACGAGATTGCCGCCGGGAAGGCGACGACCACGACGGTCGCCGGGTTCGAACGCCGCCGCCCGGTGCGCAAGCCGTTCCCGGACCATCTGCCGCGCGAGCGGGTGGTGATCGAGGCGCCGACGGCCTGTTCCTGCTGTGGCTCGGACCGTATCGTGAAGATGGGTGAGGACATCACCGAGACGCTCGAGGTCATCCCCCGGCAGTGGAAGGTGATCCAGACGGTACGGGAG